AGAAAGTCACCCGCTCTACCGCTCAAAGCACCTCGCCGAGTTCACAGAGGACTTCGACCGCTTGGTGCTGGCGCCTGACCTTTTGCGCAATGCACTCGATGCTCAGCCGAAGCCGAACGCTCACGGTGAGATCGTAGCATTCTGTGACTTCGCCGCGGGACGAGACGAAAACGTTCTGGCAATTCGCCGCGGGAATCACGCTCGCATCGTGAAGGCATGGCAGGAACGAGACACAGTGCAGGCAGCGCGGGAATTTATACGAATGTTTGAAGCCGAAGGACTAAGCGCTGGGCAAGTCTGGGGAGATGCAGACGGACTAGGCACCGGCTTCTGCGACCAGTTCGCCGAGCTTGGCTGGCACATCAACCGCTTCCATGGCGGCAAGCCAGCGAGCGAGAAGGACGAATACGCAAACCTTATCGCGCAGGTCTGGCACGTTGCTAGTCGTGAGCTTGAGCGCGGGAGAATACACGTCGGCGAACTCGATCCGATGACGTTCTCGCAGATCACCACGCGGAAAAGCGAATGGAATGAAACAGGCAAGCTGCGCGTCGAATCAAAGGAAAAGATGGCAGCGAAAAGCATGAAGTCACCGGACCGCGCTGACGCATTGCTTGCTTGCATTGCGCTCGGCAGTCGCATCAGCGGAGCCATGACTGGGGCAGCATCGGTTACCACATCACGGAACACATTTGCAAGTCGAACGGTCCGAGGGTTTAACGCTTTGTGATTTTATTGTTGACGCTTGTCAAAAAACAAGTGATTCTCTGCGTGCTATGAACTACCAGAACAAAGAAGAATGGGTCAATATTGCAAAAAGAATTTTACCCGCAAAGATTTATGAGACATGGGAATTGCGAGAAATTCAAGAAATGAGTTTTCCTGACATGGAGATCAAATTGAATGAGGATAAATTAAGGCTCTACTTTAGACACAAAAAAGCACAAGCGGAGGTTATGGTATGGGTAAATGATCCAAAAAGAGAAACCTTTGATACTTTAAGCACTGTCGCTTATAACGCTTTGCGTAATTTCGGAGTTAAAAACAAAAAGCACGCACTGCAACTATTCAATGAAGGCGAATTACACCCAGTAAAATTGAGAAACTACGGATGGAAAGCACATGGTGAAGTCTGCGAATGGCTGGGAGTAACGATGAGCAGAGAGAATCCACAAAAAAAAGAACTGCAAATTTATGCAAGAATTCTGTCACGACTTGAAAAGAGATTAGAATCAGCTCCAGAGGATTTCATAGACGAGGTCAATGAAGAAATTCAATTATTGAAAAAATGGAAAAGACTGATCAAAACACATTGGTGATAAACGCTCTGTGATTTTACGCTTGCCATGGGCTGCATTGCGTGCTATTGCGATGCTCACCATGACCGCAGACGAAAGAAAAGGCATCGTAGCGCCTTTGCCAGCTTCCTACCGCACGCAGGACTATGACCTTGCCAACGTGACGCCAGAGCAAGTGCGCAGCATTCTACGCAACGTGCGCACCGGCAAGCTGGAGGATCAAGATCGACTCTTTCGCATGATGGTCGATTCATGGTCGCGTCTGCGCAAGTGCATCAATGAGATCGCCGGCAATGTCACGTCATTGCAGATCGAGGTGAAGCCGGGTATTCGCGAAGGCGCTGAGGAGCCAACACCGCAAGCATTGCAGATCTACGAGACAGTCGAACGAGCGCTTGAATCGTATGCACCACGTCCGAGCCATTGGGAACTCGACACGAAGGGCATGATGCGGGCGCTGATTGACGCTTACGCCAAAGGAATCAGCGTGGTCGAAATCATCTGGCACACCGAGAACGGCATCGTCTCACCGCGGTGCTACGCTCCAGTTCCTGCAAAATACCTCGCCTATCCATCGGCATCGAACGAGATCGACCGGCTCATGATGGCACCGAACGGCGTCAACTATGACACGCTGATCGACTTCCCACCTGACAAGTTCCTGATCGCCATCTGGCAGCAAGGCGGCTGTCATCCGATCCATTCGGCAAACCTTCGCGCGCTAACAAAGTTCTGGCTCGGTGCGATCTACGGACTCGGCTGGTTTATGCAATACGCGCAGCTCTACAGTATTCCATGGCGACACGCTGAGACGGACGGCAGCGACGAGGCGATGATGAAGGCGCAGGAGATGCTCGAAAACATCGGCACCAGCGGCTACGCAGTCACAGGACCCGGGGTTAAGTTCTCCATCATGGACGGCATCAAGGGCGGTGAATCGCTGCCACAGGTCGCGCTGATGAACGAGTCAGACAAAGCGTGTGATATTCTCATGCTCGGTCAGACATTGACCACGGACGTGGGCAGCAGCGGAAGCCGAGCGCTTGGCGACGTGCATGCAACGGTCCGCGGCGACATTCTACAAGCGGTCGCGACATGGATCGGGCAGGTAGTCACGACACAGTTGATTCCATCAATCGTTCGTATGAATTACGGCGCAGGCATTGCCAGCGAGGACATGCCTTATGCTGAAATCGTCATTCCGAAGCCGAAAGATGAGAAGGCAATCGCCGAGCGCATCAAGATCGTGACCAAGGACATCGGTCTGCCGGTCTCGAACAAATGGATCTACAACGAACTCGGAGTCGAAGAACCGCAAGAGGGTGAGGCATTATTCGGCGAAGTCGAAGATCCGCTTCCATTGTTGCCAGAGGTCACCGAGGCGGCACGCGCTGACATCGATTTTAGACCGACCGAGGACATGGCGAAGGCAGCGCAGGATGCGCTTGAGATTCGCCGACAGAAGCCAGCATCGGAGCGAGGTATGACCTCAGTGGGCATCGCACGGGCAAGGGACATCTCCAACCGTTCCGAGCTATCAGCAGAGACGGTCAAGCGCATGGTTTCATTCTTCGCTCGCCATGAGATCGACAAGAAGGGCGAGACATGGGGCGACAAGGGCAAAGGCTGGCAGGCATGGCACGGCTGGGGCGGCGACGCTGGCAGAGAGTGGGCAAACGCAAAGCTCAAGCAGATCGAGAATGACAAATGAACAGATGCGTGAGGTCGCGGGGCAATGGCTCTCGCCGGTGGATCAGATCTTTGCTGACCTGATCGACAAGAGCTACACCATGACCGCAGGCGCATTTCAGATCGAAGTGCAGCAGGTCATCGACCGCATTCCTCAGTTGTTTTTCCTGCTCGACAAACGAGCGCTTGAAACGTCACTCGAAAACGAGATCGGAGCGGCAATCGTCAAATCACTAGAGCGAGAATTATGAAGATCACCATCACAGCGACAGGACTCGATCCAGTGAAGGCATCGATGATCCGCTTGCAATCGGCATCGGTGCGCAAGGTCGCGGTTCTCACTGGCGCTCAGGATGCACTGGAGGTCGTCGAGAAATACTACAACATGAACGGCTCAAGGCTTTGGGAGAACCCATCTCTTCCGACTCATGGACCAGGTAGGAAAAAAACGCAGTGGTGGCGTAAAGTTTCGGGCAGTTGGTCGATCATGGGAGCGAGTGGATCAGGCGTGACGCTGCGCAGCAAAGGTGCCATAGGATTCTCGCACAAAGTCACCGGCGGGACAATCACCGCGCGGCGTGCAAAGTTCCTGACGATCCCCATTGTGCCAGAGGCTCATGGGCTGACAGCTCGGACATACAGCCGGACAATCGCGCCGCTATTCGCGGTCAAAGGTGTGCTAGCGCAGGCAGATGAAAACTCTCCCACCGGTATCAAACCGGTATTCGTGCTGAAGAAATCCATCACGCAGAAGCCATGGAGGAACGCACTTCCACCGGAGCAATCATACATCAACGCATTCGCGAACGGAGCGCTTCAAAGCATCATCGCACAGGTCGAGGGAGCTACTTAAAAAAAAGCAATTACAAGCCAGAATCGGGTGGTAATCTTCTATTCGAAATGGCGAACGAAATCATCAGTGCATCATTCCAGACCGAAGTGGAAGCTTTGGCTGAGAGCATTGTATATCTCCCTGAAGGCGAGCATGAAATCCATGCTACCGTCAATGGCAAGGCTGCCAAGCGCAAGGTCACGGTCGATGAGTCGATCCTCGCTGCATTCGCAAGCGACCTGCAAGCTCGCCAATCTCGCAACGTGCGACCATTCGCAGGCTTCGATCACAAAGCCGGTCCTGCATCATTCATCCCGAAAGAATTCCGATATGAATCAGGCGTCGGTCTGGTTCTCGACATCGAATGGACGCAGGCAGGCAAGAGCGCCGTCGAAGGCAAGGACTACTCCTACTTCTCGCCAAACTTTCTACTCGCCAACGGCACGCCAGCAGGTCTGCCGACACATGGCGAGATCGGTTCGCTCGTTAACGAGCCAGCATTCGAGGCGATGGAAAAGATCGCCGCATCATACAACGAAACCAATATGGACATCAAACCACTAATCGAACTCGGTCTTGTTGCCGAGGATGTTGACCCGGAGAAAGCAATGGAAATTGCCAAGCTCGAAATCGAAGCCATGAAAAACAAGATCGCTGAGATCGAGGCTGGCTACATGACGAAGGAAGCCGACGCAGTGCAAGCTGCTGCCAACCACGCCAACGAACTGGAGACAGTCACCGCATCGCGTGACGCTCTCGCCAGTGAAGTGGAAACGCTCAAAGCATCACTTGCTGAGATCGAGGACAAAGCTGCTGACTCGGTCATCGACGAGGCTGTCAAAGCTGGTCGCATCGCTCCGCAAGATGACAAAGCCAAATCGTTCTGGAAGGCTCAAATCAAAGCCGACAAGAACTCTGTGGAAATTCTCAACGCCATCCCAGCCAAGCCAGTGAACGGCGAAACCGTTCTCGCCGGCAAAGCTGACGAAGGCACCAAACAAACCGAACTCAAAGGACTCGCACTCGTCGAAGCATCCTTCAAAGCTCAAAACCAATCTCACTAAACAAACAATACTATGCCAAACAACCTAACTCTGTTAGACCTTGCCAAGCTCAACGGACATGATCCCATCGTCGGTCTGATTGAGGAAGTCGCCACCGCATCTCCTGAGGTGACAATCATTCCAGCTCGCACGATCCGCGGCACGTCCTACAAGACTGTGACCCGCAACAGTCGTCCGAGCGTTGCATTCCGTCAAGCCAACGAAGGCACGGATGCGACTAAATCGAACTTCACCGAGCGTCTCGTTGAGTGCTTCATTCTCTCCGCTCGCATCGAAGTCGATAAGGCTGTCGCTCGCGGTTACGAAGACGGTGCCGAGGCTCTGCAAGCAATCGAAGCCATGGGCGTCATGCGCGCTGCTCTGTCCACAGTTGGAACACAAACCATCTACGGCGACAACGCAAGCTCGAAAGGCTTCGCTGGTCTGCAAACACTTGTTACTGCTCTCGGCAGCGACATCGTTGTTGACGCAGGCGGCACAACCTCCGCAACTGGTTCCTCGGTCTACGCTATCAAGGCTGGCAACACCGGCGTGCAATACGTTTACGGCAACGGAACAACCTTCGACCTCTCACCATTCCGCGAAGGTGATGCAGTTGATGCTGATGCTAAGCGCTACGCTGCATTCATCGCTGACCTCACCGCTTGGGTGGGCTTCCAGTGCGTCAACAAACACGCAATCGGTCGTTTGAAAGACCTCACCGCAGACAACGGCAAAGGCTGCACCGACGCCAAGATTGCTGAGCTTATCAGCAAGTTCCCAGTTGGTGAGCGTCCGAGCCACTTGCTCATGTCACGCCGTTCCGCGTTCCAGCTCCAAGTCAGCCGGAATACAACTCCATCGTCGAAGCAGGAAGCTTTCACCGGCATCCTTCCCGGCGTGCCAACGGAATCCTTCGGCATTCCGATCATCATCACCGACTCGATCGTTGACACCGAAACCCTCAGCTAATTCTAACCATATCAAATCATGAGCTTCGAATTCAATCGTAACCTTCAAGACAAGAATTACACCTCGACTGTCGCCATCGCGCAGACTGGTGCAAATACCGCAGCATTTGACCTTGAGCAAGTAGTCGGCGGCGACATCGAGAAAGTAGTTTTCTCGCTTTCCGCTCCGACCGCTGCTGGCATCTCTGACACCAAAGTCGTGACCTACGCACTGCAAGACAGCGCAGACGGTTCTTCTTGGGCGGCCGTTGATCCAGCAATCAGCACGACTCAGACTGGCGCTAGCAGCGCTGGCATCGTCGCCAAAGAGGTTCGCTTCCGCGTTCCAGCTAACACCCGTCGCTATGTGCGCATCGCTCAAACGATGACCGCCAGCGCAGGCACTGTTTCCGGTAACATGGTCGCCAAGCTTTTGTTCTAATCCGTTGGAACTTGTGTGCAAAGGGCGGCGGAGTTGGTAGTTTCCTCCGTCGCCCTAAATTCTTGAAACTCATAACATCATGGCTTGGCTCGCTCTTACATACTCCGCACTTCGTGACAGACTCTCAACCGAGGAGTTGAATCGTTTACTTGCTGAATGTCCCACCTCAGAGGATAAAGCGCATGAGATCCTAACGAGCGTAGCACAAGACATTGCTTCACGCGTCAACTCTGGCAGGCGCAAGCGTGGATTGCCACCGGTTGTCAACACCGGCTTGTATGTGCCACCAGGTGCGCGCCGACACGCCTACAATCTCTGCCGTCAAGAACTGACAGACTCCTATCCTTCTCTCGCTGAATTCAATGGTGAGGATCGCCGCAGATCGGTCGAGGAAGCGAACAGCTACTTCGATGACCTTGCAAACAATAACGCAGATTCCGACGACACCGGAGCCGAATCATTCGCTGCTACAACTGGCAGTTCTTTTCGCTATGGCGGCGCTGCTGTCATGAACTTCTCAGAATCACCATGAGCCTCATTCGTCAGATAGTCGAAAGCATGGCAAAGACGCTGAAAGATCATGCGTATTTCCGCACCGTGCCGATTATTCCCGTGCTGGTTCAAGACCACAAGGACATCGATCGTGAGATCGAGAACGCAATGAGCAAGGCAGGCGCCTTCGTCATGGTCAACTTTTCACAAAGCGAGGCATCGTCACCCGACACACCCGGACCATACATGGATTCAGCGACGTTCTCCGTCACTTGCTCGGAGATCCCGAGCGTCTGGAGACAGCAGGCTGGCAACATGTCGAAGCCAAGCGCAACGGAGATCGGTGAGGCTGTCTCACGCATTCTTCACCATCACAAACCGCTCGATTCAAACGGCGATTCACTCACCGGCGGCATTCTCACATTCGCTTCCATGCAGGAGGATGCAACGCCTCCGATGCTTCAACAAATCATCACTTTCAATTGCCCAGTGGGGCTACAAAATACAACTCCAACACGCTAACAAATCATGCCAACATTCGACAGAACCACCATCGTTCGCGGTCCTTGCAAAGTCACCTATGATTCGCAGACCTTCTACTCCAAAGCTGGAGTTGTGCTGACCACGACAAACTCGACATTCGACAAAGAAACAGACGCTTACGGCATCGTGAGCAAGTCGAAAACCGATTTCACAATCGTCGTCGAATTCGAACCAGTCGGAGAGATCGAGGCGCTCGCCGTTCTTTTCCCTCATGGCAACACAGCAATGGGTGCCAGCATCTACGGCAGCACCGACAAGATCCTCGTCATCGTCTCTGCTGACAAGACCTACACGATTCTTAACGCTCAGATCACGCAAATGCCGACGATCTCATGCAGTGCGACCAAGACAGCGTTCGGCTCGGTGCAGTTCACCGGCTTGCTTAAGAAAGACGGCGATCCGCAGAACATCGAGGACTACTACACGACCGGCGCAGGTGCAAGCATCGGAACAGGCTTCAATCCATCGCTGATCGTTACCGCACCATACACTGCAACGCTCGGAGCGCTCGACCCATTCTTCAGCCAAGACGGATTTGAGATCAGCTTCGACTTGTCACTCAATCCGGTAGTCGTTGACGGCATCGGCACCGTGGACATGCGGATGGGCAACATTGGGTGCAACATTAGCTGCATTCCGACCGGCATAGATCAACTCGACTTCGACACGTTCTTCGACAGCCTCAGCGCTGGCGAGGACTTGGCATCAAGCGCTCTTGATATCTCAACGACCACCGTGGGCGGACTCAACTTCGACTGCGCAGAGGTTCAAGTCACCGAATTACAGCGCAACTTCTCAGCGGCTGACAACGTTCTCGGCACGCTCACCATGAGCGCCAAGCGGACATTCAGCGACGGAGCGCCTGTAACCCTATTCCAAGTCGGAGCAGTTTCCTAAGCCATGTTCGTACGACTCCAGCGCGGCTCGATTGCTTACGACCTCGCCGGTGGCGACGGTCAAAGGAGCGAAACGTCCAACTTTCAAATCTCGGCTGAGCCGAACTTTCAGCAGGTGCAATACATCGAAGCTGACCAGTTCGACCAGTTCTTCCGAGGAGGTTCCAGCACGACTGTTAGTTTCAGCAGCGTGCTGACCTTCTCAAGTCTGACCGACGCCGAGAACTACTTGCTCAATATGCCTCAAGGCTTGCTCTCACAGGCGAGCCAGACGGTAACGATCGGCAGGCTGACAGCGGCAGGCACGGCACAAGTTGAAACGCTTGTATGTGTCGGCACCACGACACAAGCTGGCAATATCAACTGGTCATTTACCAGCGTTGACGTGACAGCAAGCGGCACGACCGCGGTGCTATTGGGCGACACTCCGACACAATACGCGGCGAAGCTGGCGACCTCACTCAATGCAAATTCAAGCATCGCATTCCGCTACATCATCACCAGCTCAGGCGCGAATGTCATCATCACGAAGCGCCAAGCGGAAG